ATGGTAAGGATCGTGGTGTTGAATTCCGTTATTACGACGGCTCTGCGAAAATTGGTTTCTTCGGATACGATAGATCCGCCAACCAATTCGCATTCGTAACAGACGCGACCAATTCATCAGAAGTTCTTTCTGGTACAGATGGTGCTCTTCGTGCTGGTAGTCTGAATATTACTGGCGCTGGTACATCTCTTGATGTTGATGCCAATGCTAATATTGATGGAACTCTGACTGTAGATGGTCAAATCATCTCTCAGGTTTCTTCTGGTGCTGCTCTGGTTATTCCTAACACGACTAAGATTAATAACCTCAATGCTGACCTTTTGGATAGCATGACAACTGCTTCTACAGCAACTGCAACTACTGTTGTTGCTCGTGACAGTAATGGAGATTTTGCTGCAAATCAAATTACTGCTGCTTCTGCAGTAGGTGCAGGTGCAGGTTTCTTAGGAAATGCAACAACTGCTGATGCACTGAAGACTGCAAGAGTCATCACAGTTGATGGTGTTGTTGACGGTAATGTATCCTTCGATGGATCAGCAGCAGTAACAATCACTACGACTTATAATGATGCAGACATTACTGCACTCGCCGCAATGTCAGGCACTGGTTATGTTGTAAGGACTGCTGCAAATACCTATGCACAGCGCACACTCGCTGTTACAGCATCTTCTGGTATTACACTGACGAATGCTGATGGTGTTTCTGGCAACACTACAATCAACGTTGCTTCTACTGCAAATAACTCATCAAACAACCTTGTCCTTCGTGACGGATCTGGTAATTTCTCTGCTGGTATTATTACTGCAGCATTGGTTGGTAATGTTACTGGTCAAACATCCGATATTAGTAATCATGATACTGGAGATCTGACTGAAGGATCTAACCTTTACTTCACTAATGAGCGTGTTGATGACAGAGTTAATGCTCTGTTGGTTGCTAGTACAGGTATTACTAAGGTATATGATGACACAGCAGGCACCTATACACTCTCTGTTACTCAGGCAGACGTTAATACAGACAATGTAACCGAAGGTTCCTCAAACCTCTTTACAACCGCTGCTAGGACCCGCACACACTTTACATACGGCGTAGGCGTAGAACTTAGTGGTGCAGGCGCTCTGAGTGTCACTCAGGCAGACATCAATACCGATAATGTAACTGAAGGTTCTACGAATATCTTCTACACTGAGGCACGCTTTGATGCAAGTCTCGCAGGTAAGAATACTGCTAATTTGGCAGAAGGTACTAACCTCTATTATACTAATGCTCGTGCAGACGCAAGGATTGCTGCAGCAGACACTGATGATCTGAGTGAAGGTTCTACCAATCTCTATCACACAAGTGCTCGTGCTGATGCAAGAGTCAATCTACAGACTGGTGCAAACCTGGATCTTTCCAGCAAGTCAACTACCAATCTTTCAGAAGGTACTAATCAGTATTACACTGAGGCAAGAGTACAGACCAAACTGGATAATGCATTTGCTCAACTACAAGCAATGCTCACTAATCTTGCAACTACTACCACTCTAACCTTGAATCTCTCTGGTGATCCTACACCTGGTGCTGCTGTTACCACTTCCGTCACAAATGGTGGTCTGGGAGGATTTGTTGCTGGAACTGCGGTTGCTACAACAGGTGGTACAGGTACTTCACTAACAGTTAATACTACTGTTGTTAATGGTATTATTACTGCCGCTGCAGTTAATGCAGGTGGTTCTGGTTTCCTCATTAGCGAGTCTGTAACAGTCACTAACCCCAATGCTGGTAAAGTATTGTCACTGAACCTAGCATCTCTTGCAGGCGGTTCTAACTATGTTACAGGAACTGCTCTTGCAACAACTGGTGGATCTGGATCTGCATCCTTCACTGTTGATATTGCTGCTTCTGCTGGTGCAATCACCAACGTTACTATTAACGACGGTGGCACTGGATATGTTGTTGGTGAGACAATCACTATTGTTCAACCCACTGGATTGGATGGTAGCAACCCTGCTGCAGGTGGTACAGTTAATGTTGCTACTGTTGCTACTAATGCAACTCTGCAACTGACTGACGTTACTACAATGGAAGTTGGTGCAACTGTGACAGGTGCTACCAGTGGCACCACAGGTGTTATCACTGCTCTTGCTGCTAGCGCAATTACCGTTGATACTGTTGACGGATTCTTCAAAGTTGGAGAAGTCGTCAGTGCTAATGATGTTACTACTTTAACTGTCCAATCGTTCGCTTGATAACAAATGTCCGCCACAAGACCCGCTACTAAAACTGAGTTAAAAAACTACGCTCTTCGTAGATTAGGTTTTCCTGCTATCGACATTAACGTGTGTGATGAGCAACTAGATGACCTGATTGAAGAAGCAATTGATTACTATCAAGAGTTTCATTTTAATGGAAGTTATACTGCATTTGTTAAAATTGAAGTCACTGATGCTATTAAAACTGCTGCTCAAGCAACATCCCAAATAGGATCAACCGCATGGTATGAGGGGCAAGAGTTTGTTTCTCTTCCTCCTGGTGTACTAGGTGTCAATCATGTATATTCATCTGTCGGCGCTTCTAGTATTGCTCCTGGTAACATGTTCAATATTAAGTACCAAATCTTTTTGAACGACATTTACTCCATGACTCATGGGCAAATTTTACATTACTATATGACATCTCAATATATGGAGACTTTGGATTGGGTCACCAATTCTCAAAAGAATCGTAGAGTTAGATTTAATGAGCATCAAGGAAGACTTTATTTAGATATGGGTTGGGGCGACCTACAGACTGGTGACCAGATTGTTGTAGAAGTTTTGATGCGTCAAGATCCCACTACCTATACTGGTATGTTTAACGATGCATGGTTGAAAGATTATGTTGAATCACTGTTCCAACAGCAATGGGGTCGCAACCTCAGTAAGTATGATGGTATTCAAATGCTTGGTGGTGTGACTCTAAATGGTCGTCAAATTCTTGAAGACGCAAGTCAATTTAAGAAAGATCTTGAGACAGATATTCGTAGTACATACGAAATTCCCCCTATGGATTTAATCGGTTAAAATGACTTATAGAAACGATCCCCCAGAAAATTGTATTCAGTCAGACTATACAAGTAGTTGCCGACTAAATTTAAATGGTTCTTCCCAGGAACAAATGTTTATGGGTAATCTCATTAATGAGAGTATTGAACTATATGGACAAGACATTTATTATCTACCCAGAACATATGTCAATAAAGATACAATCTTTCAAGAAGTAGAAAGTAGTAACTTTACACAAGCACTTTCTGTTAGGGCATATGTCAACAATGTGGAAGGATGGGAAGGTCAGGGAGAACTTCTGAGTAAGTTTGGTGTCCGTATTGAAGATAAGACTACGTTTATATTTTCGAGAACTAAATTTACTGAGAAGGTGGATGATAACGCCGTCTTAAATGTAGAGGGTCGTCCTAATGAAGGAGATCTTATTTGGTTTCCAACAACAAAACATTTATTTGAGATTAAGTTTGTAGAAGCAGAAAAACCATTTTATCAATTGGGTAAAGGTTATGTCTGGGAATGCCAGTGTGAACTCTTTGAGTACAGCGACGAAAAACTTGATACTGGTGTTGCAGCAATTGACGCTATCGAAACTGCCTTCGCCAATTCTATCAAACTAGTAATGGATGCTGGCGGTTCTGGCGACTTCACAGTTGGTGAGGAGATTGTTGGAGATTTATATCTTGCAACAGCAACTGCAGCAATTACTGGGAACGCAGTAAGTTCCTTTACAATCACTGATGGTGGTGAGCATTATAAATCAGCATTGCCACCTACAGTTACTATTACAGGAGGTGGTGGAAGTGGAGCAACAGGGACGGCGACGATTTCAGCTACAGGGATTGTTAGCGGTATCACTGTTTCAAGTGGTGGTACTGGTTACACTAGTGCCCCATCTGTTACAATTGACTACTCTCCAAAAGACTCTAGAGCAGAAGTCAAGTCCTGGAATAGTGGGACAAGAGAACTCCAAGTCATCAATAGAACTGGAACCTTCAATACTTCAGAAACAGTTAAGGGATTGACATCAGGTGCTCTCTGGAGTCCTGAATCCTATAACACTCTAAATAATACTAATACCGCTGATAGCATTGACCAGAACTATAGTTTTGAAACTGCTGATGACGATATTATAGATTTCACTGAAGGCAATCCCTTTGGTTCTGTTGGGTCCATTACTGATACTACAATCTGATGTTAGGCACATATTCATATCACGAAATTTTTAGAAAGACTATCGTGGCGTTTGGCACGATGTTTAATAATATTGAACTTCGTCGCTCTACTGAAGTGATGAAAGTTCCTTTGGCATATGGTCCAAAACAAAAGTTTTTAGCACGTCTCGATCAAAATCCTGACCCTACAAACAAAAGAACTCAGATTACTCTTCCTAGAATTTCGTTTGAAATTAATGGTATCACTTACGATTCCTCTAGAAAGGTATCACCAACCCAAAAAATTAAATTTGCTAAAGATACTGATGAGAACAAGAGTGTTTTCATGCCAGTTCCCTATAATCTTTCATTTGAATTAGCAATTATTTCTAAGAATCAAGAAGATGGTCTTCAGATTCTTGAGCAAATTTTACCAGTTTTTCAACCACATTTCAATCTAGCAGTTAAGTTGCTTTCGGAAGTTGATGAAACTAAGGATGTTCCTGTTATTTTAACAGGTGTTGATTATGAAGATACTTATGAGGGAGATTTTGCTACTCGTAGAGCAATCATTTATACCCTACAGTTTACTGTAAAAACATATCTATACGGTCCTGTTACAGAAAGCAAGACCATCAAAAAGGTCATCACCGATATGTACACAGATACAAATACTTCTTCTGCACCTAGAGAAGTACGTTATACCATTCAACCAAATC